CGCTTGGCGTGTAGTCTATCGCTGTGCTGACCTCTGTCCAAGCCTTGGCCACTTTGCCGTCTATTATTGTAACGTTGCTCTCGGTAACGCTTTGGTCGCTTGAATTGATTATGTTGACATTGTGAACCCCTGCGGCTACGTGGTTATCATCACCCTGAATCATAATGTTGTAACTGGCCTCACCTATCATGTTGCCGTTGCCGTGTACCATGAACTGTCGAACGTCTGCCGCGATTCTATTACCTATACCTATTGATTTGCCTTGCGCCCTTGGAAAACGTTCGTGTCTTATCGGGTATGGTGCGCCAACCTCAACATCTGCCATTCGCATAGTACCAACAGTCCCTACCGCTAACGTGTCAACCTCTAATGGTTCTTTATCGAGTACCTTCAATAGTTCCACGGTGGTAAGACCTTCGGAGAATGGGTTGTAATCAATAACCCTATTGAGCCGCCAGTAACTGTTATCAACTACTATCTGATCCCGAAAGTCAAGACGTGCAATGTCCAAAGGTTCAAGATAAAATTTCGCAGTCATTACCTTGCTATCCTTGTCCGTGATCTCTAAGAACCCGCGCCTGTGATACCTATTGAACAGGTTGTCATTCGTTATTAATAACTGTCCTGTGTTAGCGTTCTGTGAATAGAATAGCTCGTTAAGCACCCCAAAGTTTAAATCTTGCGCGGGTGCTGTTGGGTGCGTCAAGTGGCCTGCATAGGGGTAGGTTGAATATGGCCGCGATTCGTTGTAATCGCTTAGCCCGTAACCGTGATTAAATAGCCGCCAATTAGGCACAGAATCTATCAGTCCTGAGTAGTACAGGATTCTCACATTATGCTCTGTTGCCTTTGGCCCGTCATCAACATTGCTATCCCATATCTTCGGGATTATTCTATTGCTCACCCCATCATTAACTAAAGGGGTCGGGCTAAATGTCACACCATGCTCCTTTTGATTTTGAAGAAAGTCGTTATTTACCCGTAAACGTGCGCTGCCGTATGTTAGGCCGTGGTGGTCTTGGTAGAGATTATTATAATAATCGTCATCCTCTGCGTATGCGTAAATATATTCTTTGGCTGTAAGTAGTGCCATCGGTTCAACCTCGATAGGGCTGTCGTGGTCTATCTTCTTTGTCCAGTCCTTAACTACTCCACCCTCATAGAAATCGTCTCGCGTTTCAATTATCAGATTGTTGTCGCTGTTCAAATCAGGCAGCACATACAAATTAAACATCTTGACAACGTTCATCAACACGTCCTTCATTTTGATGTCAGGCAACATTGACCACATTACTATATTCTGATCGGGGAATATGTCGGGCAATGCGTTCAGTTCAATGATTGTATTTGTCGTTTGAAACACATCGTTACCCTGAAAAAGTATTGATTGAACCGCTGACCCTATCTCAACTGTCACATAAATGTACCACCCAACAGGACACCAAATATTCAACGCTGAAAGGTTAATGGTTGTTGTGGCTGTTGCTCCAATTACCGCATCAGGAATAACCCAGTCAAATTCAACCTCTGCCATTATGTGCGCAAAGTTGATACTGGACGGATCGTCTACCCTCCAAATCTTTATAGTCGATGCGGGTAGATTCTGCTCTATCGGTAGCGTGATCCGTGTCAGTTCATACTCAACCGTTACATCTACGTTATACCAAGATGACTGTGAGGCCGCTTGAAATTGGTCTAATGTTTCATCCCATTGATTCGCGGGATCAAGAACGTCATCAAACTCTACGTGCCTTGTGTTCGATGGTATGAATTGTATCTGTTCTGTTCCGTTGGCTTGTGCTATTACGTGAGCCTCGTCTAATGATTCCTGAGTAGCTGACCTACCGCTACCATCGAAAGGCAGAATAAGCCGTGAGAAAAACGCATGATCAAAAAACGTTGATGTGTAGGTAAAGCCTGCGTACTCAAAGATTTTATCTATTAATTCTTTTACGTAGATAGCGGGCCTCATTTCCATCAAATGGATAACCCCCGATTGACTTGGCACTGTCCCGCCTTGCGGAGTGAGCGTTCCGTAGTCTATCTCTATGCCGTAGTCAATGTACGGGTACACGTAACCAACACCGTAGGGAGCGGGCCAACTTGCCTCTACGTTATCCATGTTGAATATGTGGTCATACGCTGAGTAATCCAAGTACGGCACTCGCTCACCGTCCACACTTTCAAACCCGCCTATTTTCTTGCTGCCTAACTCTGCGAAGATGTTTACCAGTTCACCAATAAAGACTACTTCGTACCTGTAAGCAGAACGAACCTGTACCACCTTGCGTAGTTGTAAAGATCCCTTCATCACCGTGATACCGTCAGCCATTACTATGGCCGTTGCTTTCTTGTTGGGGTTGAAGTTCACCTCTATATTAACCGCTGTGGGGTCGTTGAGGTTGGTCATATTCACGTCATAGATATGCCCGAATAATTCATCATTCCGTGGGGTGCTCGGGCAAACTATTGTCTTTGTGTAGGACGTGGTTCTCTTGTCAGGATGGCGAATGTCTGCGATCCCGAAGTTAAAGGACATTCCCGTGCTTTCGGTTACGTCTAACTGCCTACCCTCTATGACTACCTCAACCACGTTGTCTTGTATTTATCTTTGAATACTCTAAATTAAAAGTGTACTGATTCAATTTGTTATTAAGGCTTGTCTGTTTCTTGATTCTACGGCCATCAATAACCACGGATATCAGTTCGCTGTTAATCTCTTGGTAAACTATCGGAGACGTAAAAAGCTCTTCCATCCATTCGCTGTTAGCATCAGATAAATAGCCCGTGTTCACCTTTAATGTTTTGGTGTTCTGAACATCATACACCGTCTTACCTCGTGAGGCTTTGGTGTAGTCCCACGATTCGGCATACTTTGTCCTTAGCCCTTGCCTGAATGTACTCTTATCGCTCTTGGTTTCTTCCTCACTCATTAGGTTGCAGTTGAAAGCCTCCATACCTCCCAACCTGTTAAGCCATTGTAAACGGATAGGCGTGTACTTGTCGCATAACCTATCTATGTTCAACATCATGGGTGCGCTTATGATATTGGAAGAGTTATCTGTGAGCGTTACCGTGTAGCTTTTCGCCCCATCGAGTAAGGTGGTCGGGTCTGCGCCTGAATAGTATGACGGATTGAGTAGGTCTATATCGCTCGGCCCTATCATTAAGCGTAGATACCGCGAAGAGTAGAATTGCATTGAGGGGCTTTCTACGTTCGTGATTGTCTCAGCGTTTATCTGTGTGCCTTGTCCGTTGTATTCAGGGTAGGTTATTATTTGAGCGTATTTAGGTGCGTTAATCATGCCCCCTACAAAGTAAGCCGCTGCGCTATCACCTGTGTTTATTTCTCTTATCTCATAGTTATCCGTGAGTGGGTTGGTTGCACCTACGCCCGTGGTCATTAGGTAGTCGTTGTAGTCAAAATCTAACCAGTCATCTACATCGATGCCGCCATTCCATGCGCTCTTCAATTCGCTTATCCAAACGTCCGTAGTAACGTATAAACCTTGCGCGTTCTTGTCCTCTGCCGTCAGAACTATATCATACTCAAAGTGGCTGTTGGTGTTCTTTAAGAATCCGCTGTGTATCGCTGTGGGTATTGAAACATCATGCCCCACCTTTGACTGAATGATTCTCTTAATGTCCGTGTATGCTTGCTCATCACCTCCGAACGTGTTAACCGTTGGGAATACTGTTTGGGTGCTTATGATGTCCCCGTTGGAATTTCTAAGGGCTACCTTATAGCGTAGGGTGTCCGTGTGTATTGGTGTCTTAAACACTAATACCATGTCGTTATAAGCTAACGAATACTGCTCAGGTTGTTTGTAAACTATCATTCGTCCACTATTTTTTGTATGTCATCAATCATTAATTCAAGATCTAACCCTATCGCCTTCGATACTTCTTTATCCACATTTTCTATTAAGTAAACAACCGCGTCTGACGCAAAGTCGCTACCCCTTGTGCCAAACTTGCCTATGTTTCGGGCTATTGCGTAGGCTATGCTTTCGGTTGCCCCTTCGTCAAATAGATCCTCTCTATTACCTGTTAGTTTATCCTTTACGTTTGGGTATTGTAGCCAATCAATTATAGATTGAACAGGTGGCATTGTTCCCGCCTTTCGGCCTTTATCCACCGCCTCCCAATAGTCTAACATCAACAGCTCACCCGTCCATATTCCTACCCGTGGGTTTTTGGTATAGGTACGCATATCTGACGAGAGGTTTCCGCTTGCTAAGTTGTCCCGTTGGTATAGGTTCTTACCTAACCTTTCGGCCAGTAGCTCCATTGCTTTATCCAATGCGGGTTTTAAATCGAACGCCATCTTACTTTAAGATAGCCGTTTTTTCGTTTCGTTTGCTTCAACCGTGCGAAGCTCTTTATAAAATGCTAATGTATTTAGAAACTCAACAGTACTCATTGACATAAAGTACTCCCAAAGGTCGCGTCTGCCGTTGGCTAAGTTGTCAACCGCCCTCAACCAGTTGTACCGTCTTGCAAAGCTATCATGTCCTGTATCCTCTTCAACTCCCTCTCGATCGTCCGTAGGGAATAGTCCGCTGTATTCTTTTCTAATTCGTTGTAAGTCGATAAAAAAAAATCTGCCAACGGTTTGACAATGGTCATGGGTAAATTAAGAGCGTCCTGTTTGATGGCCTCATGTTCCATTGGTTTTTTCTTGCGTGTCCAAAACATGAACTTTGTCGGCTGCATCAACACGGCCATAATATCAGCGAAATTTGCAGGGGCTTTCTTGTTGGTTAGGAAATAGTTGATGTCGATGTACTGCCCCGCTGTCATTGTGTGCGCGTCCTTGGCTATCTTGTAACGTTTCCACCGCAAAGGAATACTTTTTGATACCTTGCCTTGTATTGGGTCTTTTAAGAATTGGAGCTGACCCATTAACCGCCCAAGGTCTGCCATCCTAACCATTCTCACGTCCTCAATATCTATATCGGCCATTAAAGCAATAGTAGCCAGTACCCTTTCTTCTTCCGACCCTTCCATTTCGTTAAGGTCTGCCAGTCCGATGTACTGTGCTAGGGTTACTTGTGTCCAGTCTTTGGGTAGGTGAATTGTCATAGTTCTCTCTTATGGTTTCTAATGTCGTAATTCTGTAACACGTATTCTCTCAACTCTTGGCCTTGGTCATACATCTTAGCTGCTCCCATCTTTGACACCTTAGCAAATGCCTTGCGCCAGTTGTCCGTTTTGTAGATTCCTTCGTGGTCATCTATGTACGGGTGCATCCATGAGCAGATAATAGGTGTGGCTTTCATGCCGCTTTCTATTATCTTCAGGTTGCTCTTCATCTTGTTAAAGGTGGTATCAGTCAGGGGCGCGATACTTATATCCATGTGGTCATAGAATAGGCCGTAGCTGTGAACGTCCAACATTGATAGTACCCGTATCTTCTTTGTCCCATTACCAGACATGATGTAATTGTATGTGTTGAACACCTTATGTTCTGAAACCCCACACAGTACCGCTTCAACATCGTTAGACCTCCAAGCCTTTACGGTTTCGTATAGATCATGTCCGTGTGTGATACCACCAACAAAACCGACACGAAAGTTATCTGATTTAGTAGGGTTGGGATGCCATTGTTCATCTGTTGGGTCTAAGGCGTTCGGATACACTCTCACTTTTGTATTGTGCTTGCGAATCTTATCGGCCAGCTTGCCATGCGTTGTCCATACCTCATCCGCGTGTTGGATTGCCTCTACTATCTTTGATGTAACCCCATTGACCTTGTGGCCGTGGTATCCAACGTGGTTCTGTGGTAGTACCCAATAGTCATCCACATCCACTATAACCTTTGTTCCTCGATGTTTGAACTTTCTAATGATCTTTAGCTGTTCAGGTTCATACATGAATCTACTAAAGATAACCACGTCACAATCTACCTCTTTCACTTTGTCGAGTGGTATGGTGTTGTACTTCGTAACCTTGTGGTCAATGTAGCTTAGTGGGTTGGCTAGTCTGTGGTAGTTCACCCCTTTACTCGTTGATTCGATTACCGCTATTTTCATCTGATGTTATATTTACCTGTTGAGTTTACCTTGCCTGATATTACGTATCTTATCGCGTCCATTGCGTGGTTGAAATTGTCCACGGGTTTCTTTGTTGTATCGCCTGCCCTATCCTTCGCCCATACGTAGCCCCGAAACTCTTTAATGATGTTTGTGCTACGCTTAGTAACGTGCAGCTTTAAAGTCTGCATCAAGTCAATACCTGACCGAATACTATCAGGGCCTTTTACGCATGGTCGAACGTTGCAACCTCTTCGCCTTAACTCTTCTATTGTCTTGGGGTCTGCACTATCTGCTATCATTTCTGACCGCTTAACCGCGTGTACCCTTTCGCTAATGTCGTTTGATGTTAGGCCCGTTTCGTAGGTGTGTTCATTCAGGTATATCTCACCGTCTGACATAGCCACCTCTATAATAGCCGTGGGGTCTGCGCTAAATCCAAAGTCGATTCCGTAGGCTGTCCACTTGCGGCCTGTTGGCATTGTGTCCACCTGATCCCAGTTCTCGAATACAACGCCCTGCAAAGAACCAACCTCACCAAGCCCGTACACCTTCCACCAATTAGCCCAGTACGCGCCCTCTTTGAATTGTGCCGCCTCAATATCTTCTTTGATTGTTTTCGGTAGTGCCTCATTGTCTTTGTAGCTCAGTATAATTAGTTCCGAATCAGGTTCGGGTAGCACTTCGTTGTGCGCCCAAAATTGGGAGGTCGGATTGAAGTCTAAATAAATGTCTTTACTGGTTCTGATTGCCAATTGATGGTAAGCATCAAACGGTATATTATTCGCCTCGTTGATGTACAGAATGTTCCGCCTTGCACCTCTTAGCCGCCCCTCTTGGTCTGCGCTAAAGAACTCTATGTATGACCCATTGTGAAACGTGTAGGTTAGTAGTGACCTATTCCAAAGGCTATCAGTAAACCTCTTAGTGTCTTGTAAGATCTTTAAACAGTCCTTCATTGCGCCCCTTCGTAAGTGTGGTATTGATTCGCTTACTACGCTTATCTCAAGCCGTGGGGTCTTTAGGGCTTTGTCAATCAGGATAGGTAGGATGCCGTAGGTCTTACCCGCGCTTGTTCCACCCTGTACTATCTTCTTTCGCTTGGTTAAAGCGATTATTTTATTTATCGCTGTTGTGCGTAGGAACATCGGGGAATAGTGGAGGCGGAGAAATGTTCTCTACCTGTTGCTTGTCTTGTAGGTTGTTCAGCCTTTGGGTTATGCTTGCATTGTACTGTCCGACCATGCCGCCCTCTATCTGATCTTGGCGTATTACTCCGCGCACACGCGAGCAGATGGCGCGATATTCATCGTATGCTTTGTCTGTGTTGTCAAAGTAATGGCTAATCGTCACGTTATTATCATACCCGAATGACTTGAACCCTTCAAGAGTTAACGGAGTAACCAACGGTGTATCTACCCTGAACCCATCCTTACCAACATACTCAACCTTTACCCGTGGGTTTTCCTTTACGTGTTTCCTGTACTTCTTGAACAGTTCCCACATCTTTTCTGGTGTCTCTATGTACTTATGCTTTGCCATCACTTTTTGAATTTGTACCCACACATTATTTCAAGCGTTAAGAACTCACCGTCAGAATCTAATGTACCGTATCCCATGTGCTTCTCTTCTTTGTCAAACACCTCGTTTGTTTCAGGGTTATAATACACATTGTCTATTACCTGACTATTAACAACGGGCTTGCAGCTTATTGAGAACTTGGGCGGCTTGATAATTGGACATTTATAACTCATAGTAATCACTTCTTTGTCGTTCGTTTACGTCTCTTCTTTGGCTTTCTTGTTTCTTCCTCTCCGCTTGTGTTCATCACCTTGTTATCTTCGGTCAGGTAGTAGGCTGTTGGTCTATACTTTCCGCGAAGTTCCTTTATCTTAGGCCATGCTTTCTTTGCCTCTACGTCCTTCATTTTACGGTACGCTGTATCTTCACCATGATCTTCGCCTATGTGGTCGGGTTGTATGTTTTTCAGATACACGTCTTTCAATCCTGACATTCTGACCCTTGCCGAAAAGTCCCCATCCCAATATCCATACTTCGAGAATGTAGCGAAATAACCAACCCTATCTAATAGCGACCTTCTGAAAACACAAACGCCAACCGTTCCATGTGGGTGTGTGATACAATCTTGTTCGTTTATCGTTTCTTCTTTACCTTCAACATTACCAAAACCAACCAAGCCTACATCTTTGTTTTGAAGTAGTTTTATCGCTTCCGACAACCACGGCCTCGGTAGTTTAATGTCGTTGCCCGCGATCACAATGATGTCTCCTGTCGCTACTTTCATTGCGTTGTTGAGTGCTTGGGCGTTGCCTATGTTCTCTCCGTTGTCAATGAACTTATTCGCAAAGGTCAAAGCCCAACGTTTTATCCTCATGTCTGTGCTGCCGTTGTCCGTTATTATCGTCTGTCGGATAGGATGGCCCGCTGATTGTCTGTTGCCCGCTGTTACTTTTGGAGTAATTCCAAAGCGGTCTATTACGTTCATAATGTAGCTTACTGTCATTTTAACCAGTCTTTTGATGTTGTTAGTGATGCCCGCGCTTGTTGGGCCACCCAGTTGGGATCTATGTCCATGTTGTACAGTTGGTCGATTCTTTCAAAGATAGAATCTATGTCTGTGTAGTTGTACGTGTATAGGGCGTTGCGGTTGCTTATTGCAGGCCGTCCCATGTGTGCC